ACGAACGTCACTCACGAGGGGTTTTGATGGCTAATCGAAGAGTTCCTAGCTCATAGTTGCTTGATGGTTGCCGACCACTGAATAACAAAAAACGGTTGCTATCAGGTTTCTTTTAAGATTCCCAATAACAACCGTTTTAGAATTCAATGGTTGAAAAACTCGGTCTATGTGTTATAATAGTAACCAAGTTAGATAGCTTGTACTGGTAATACTTGCTATCGAAAATCTTATCAGTTGCGACCTGATAAGTCGTGAGCCCTAACGTTTGTGCGTTGAGGGTTCTTTTTTGCGTTCATTTATTTAATTGATTGAATATATTATAATTCAAACACATAGAAAAAGTCAAGTCTTTTTTAACACCTTTATAATTCGATTTAAGCGATTCTAGCGTATAGCCAATATATTTATACTTAGCAAGCCGTAAAACGTCCTAAACAAGCTCTCACGAGTCCTAGCGTATGCTGTCGTGTTTTGAGCAATAAAAAAAGGTATTTCCAAATCGGAAACACCTTCGTTAAGTTTATGCTGGTTGTAATTCATTTTCACTCATTAATTGCTCAACTTTACGAGCCACACTGTCGCCAAACTTTGCTCTGACGGATTCAACAGCTTGGCTGTCGGCGTTGGTGAAGTAATAACCATGAGTTTGTTTGCGTTGCCCTTTGATAACATCTTTAATCACTGTCTGGTAAGCCCCTAGTTGCCGAGCGGCCTCGTGTTGTGACGGAAAGCGTGAGGCTTCTAACGTTTTTAGGTTAATCGCAATTACACGCTGTCCCCGTGCCTTACCGTGTTTTTCAACATATTGCTGATTGTAAGAACCATCACACCACTCTAAATTATACAAGCGGTTGTTAGTTCTGTTGCAATCAATATGGTTAACCTGTTCAAGACCAATTGGATTAGGCAAGAAGCAAGCGGCGATTATGCGATGGACTGATAAGTGAACCTTTTTGCCGTTCACACGAAACTGCACGTACATGTAACCATCTTTATGGCGTTGTTGTTTCAAGACGTGCCCTTTATATAATCGTTTCTGTCCATTTTTGGTTGTCACATAGTGGTCAAGCGTCCTAACATCACCGAATCGACTACCTTGCAACCATTCAATACTCGGATAAGGCTTCCAAATCTTAGATTCCATCTTTACTTTCACTTTTGCCACACTGTAACACTCCTTTTGGTTTATGATAGTGTTATTCTATCATAAACAAGTCGGTTTGTCAAGCTTTATTTTTATTTTGTTCATCGTCTGCTAAAAAATAAGCACACCTCTTATGCGTCATTTGAGCATATTTTATGGGTGATTAATCAGGTCAAGACCTTGAACACGTGCTTAGAACACGCCTCACAGACACGACAAAAGGCACCCCATTGCTGGAATGCCTTGTTTACTAATATTTAAGCTGATTAATCAAAGCGCGGAGTGCGAACGGGAAATCCTTAGCTGTCACTGTGAAATCACCTCTGGACTGATACATAAGTTCAGCCATTTCATTGATAACAACTTGTGCTCTCTTGCTATCAAGTCTTGTCATATTCTCTTCGTCAAGTGTCGACTTGAGATACTCCTTTGCTGAATCTAAATAACTTTGAAGCAGTTTGTCATCATCTTTTAGATCGAGCGGAATACGCAAACTGTTCTTTAATACGTCTAATTGTGTTTTTGGTGTCGTGGTTGGTGTAACTGGCGTAGTCGGTTGTGTCGTTGGTTGCGTTGGTGCTGGCGTGGCTTTCTTAGTAGCACTCATCGTCACAACTAACGGCGTGTATTGATCGGCCCAATCTAAATCTGGTAATTTAAATGTGACTGTGTCCGTGTGAGAAGCTGGAATAGGCTCCGTTTGACTATTGTAGCTCCCCTGATAATCTAATGAACCGTCACTTTCAAAAGTATAACCCTCGTCTGCTTTAAGCGTGACGCTAGTTGTAACGCTTGTTTGCTTAGTGCTTAAATACCAGTGTGAAACGCCCGTAGAATCTACTTCTGGTGCTGGGACTGTGATTTTAGCATTTTGTAATTTTGGTGTTATTTCTGTTCTGTCCGACATAGTTTCATTTCCTCCTTGTGTAAAATGTGAATTTTATTAGTGATTATGTATACGAGGAGTTGCCTCCTCGTGGAATGAAGCTAAACAACGGTAGCAGAGTTAATTAATTACTTGCTGGTATCAATCGTTAAAGCTACGGTAGCAGTCTTGTCAATGAATTGGTAATCGTTCCGCAACATGATTGCTAAACCTTGGCTGTATGAATCGAATTGCGTCCACTTAGTGGTGACTTGGTTGCGGCGGAATACTGCAATGGTTTCGGCTAAATCACCGATATACATAGGGAACTTGGTACCGTCAATGTTAGACAATTGAGCGTCACTTAATTCAATCACTGGTAAACCAAATAATGAACGGCCAGTAGGTGCTTGAATATCTTCGGACATCAAGTAACGGCCTTCGGAATCCTTCTGCGTGTCGAGCCAATTAAATGCTGATTGGTTTACGACCACGACTGGTTGCAATGATGGATCGAGCTTCGTGTTTTTGGCTTGCTTGATAGCGTCTACGCTCTTAACAACAACTGGCGACAAAGTCTTTAACTTAGTGATAATCTGGCTGTTGTCGGTATTGTCAACCAGCTTCTGCATTTGTGCCTGAATTTCAGCACTGAAATTAATGGCGTTATCGTCCACTAATTCTTGTGACAAGTAAACTTTGCCGGCACGTGTTTGCGTCTTAAATTCTACGCCAGTCACTTCGGGATCAACGTCACCGATCGCAGCATTTTCTGCCTTGGTTGTGAGCGTCTTGGAAGGGTCGTTTCCGGCAATGGGGTATGAACCTTGACCTACTGAAACTTGCTTAACAGTCGCGTAATCTGACAAGCGGTTAGTACCCTTTTTGGACTTGAAAATTGGTGTGATAACTTCACTTGGAATCAATACACCGTTGCCGTCCGTGGTTAAGCCGTCACGAGTTTCCCCTTGGCTCCGTACATATTGGTTAAATGAACGTGCTTCGCCTTGGTCTTCTGGATTAATAATAGTTTTTTTAGTCATATCTTGTTTTTCTCCTTTTTGTGTGTTGTCTAAAAATTCGTTATAGCTTCTCTTGTTTACTTGGACATTGCTGTCGTCATAAGCTGGAACGGTGACGCTCGAAATCTCGAACAAGTTTTTTACCTGCTTGATGGTTCTCACAACGTTGCCGTCTTCGTCACGAGTGAACTCGTCTTCTCCATCATCTACTGTGAAACGGAAACTCATTGACTTGACATTGCCGTTTTTGACGTTGTTGTACGTGTCACTAGCATAACTTACGCTATCATCAAGTGTGGCCTCAAAATGAAGTCCTTTGTCGTCGACGTCTAATTTAAGCGTACCAGTTTCGACACTAGCGAGTGGCTTGCTAAAATCGTGTTGGTCAAGCATTACAACCTTTGATAAATCAACGTTATCAAGCGCCTTAGGGTCAATCACTTCGGTGAAACCGCCTAAGTCCTTTGACGGTGAGTTAAACAGTAAAGCGTAACCCTCGATTGTCTTAGGTTGCTTGTCTTGTTGTTTGTCATCTGGTTGTTGTTGGTCGCCAGTCTTAGCGTCTTCGGGCGTGTCGCCTTGTGGTTGCAATGCCCGCAGTTCCGCATTGGCAACTAATCGTAAATCTTTGTTAATCAATAACATTACCTCCTAATTTTTGTTTAGCTTCGTCCGGCGTGTATACTCCGGCTTTTGTAAGTTCAATTACATTTTCAATATCTTGCTGTTTGTTTGTCGTTAACTTCGAATCGTCATAAACGACTTGTTTGCCAAGTTTGAAAGCTAGTTCACTTGTGAAGCAAGTCATATAACGATAGATTGAATGCTGGTAATATTGAGCTGAAACTTGTGTGGCACTTGAGTGGACTGGTTCTACTCCTAACATAGATTGTGGCAACATGAATGCCGATGCAATTTTTTGCGTTGAAAACTCGTTTGAGTTGATTGCTTTCAACAATCCCTCATCTACCGTCATTCCTCTTAGATCCATGCTGTCATCAAGGATAACCGTGCTTAGTGCACCTTTGTTAGCTTGCTCAAACTTGTTTCTGATATTCGCTTTGGCGTCTGAACTTAAATCAGTTTTGTGCACTTGTAGCACGTTTCTGCTTGGACTATCAAAGAAACCCGCTAATAGAGCGTTACCTTTTTGTTGCAATGCTGTTTCGCTTTGTAACGCGTATAACGGTGAAATACCAACGGCACCGTTTTGACTGAATGACTTAAAGTGTAAGATGTTGTTAGGCGCAATCTGACGACTTCTTTGGCCGTTAGGCGTATAGATATAGGTGAGTTCGCCTGTGACGTCATCTTGCTGTACGGTCATTTGTGAGTTAGGCACGAACTGAAAACCGTCCTCCGTAATCAGTGCAAAACTGTTACCACTCAATAACATTTGTGCCGCCAGTGCGAACTTAAAGTCACGGCCGGACATGTTTGCATTCGGCTTATCGTTCAATCGTGTTTCTAATACGCTACTCTTTGGAACTAAAATGCGGTTAGAAGCTAAGTCGTTGGCAATAATATTAATCGCCGCGAATACGTCACTGTTACGCAACGCACCAGCACCGACAAACACGCTTGAATCGTTAGAAGACATGGAAACAACTGCGTCAAGGAATGCTGTATCTTTGTCTGGTTCAATTTCATGTGTATCAAAAAAGAAACTCATTGTTTACCCTCCTCTCTTTCATAGTTGATTAATAGCGCAACGGCTATCAAACTAATACCTGTGCAAATTAAAAAGGCGCCTGTGTTGAGTAACACTAAAACGCCAAGGTTGATTAAAATTAATCCAATAATCAGTAGAATTGTTTGTGTGTAATTAGAAAGAAAATTCTTCACTCGTGTAAAATTCATTGTTAGCTTCATTGCTTCCCCCCTCGATTATCTCGTTACTGGTATAAACCCAAGCGTTCATTAAAGCCGCTAGTGGATCAATCTTATTGTTATGCTTCATCTTGTTAATCCGACAATTTCCAGTGCTGTCATAGATAAGCACGCTGTTATCGACTGCGACAGCCAACAAATTATTATTCGGGTGCGTAATCTGTCCATTGAGTAAATACTCCTTGAATTGTTTAGTCGGAAAGCTTAACGTCTTGTTATTCTGTGCTGTTTCAACTAGCGGCCAGTCTTCGTTTTCAAACTGTCCTAACAAGTACCCGAATGACCACGGGTCGTACGTGATCGCCTCAACTTTCAAGTTGTTTTCAGTTACCATATTTTTAATAAAGTCGAATATAGCTTGATAGTCAATGACACCCGATTCCAAGTCGGTTATATCGCACTCGCCAGCGCTTGCTAACGCTTTATAATTGATATTATCAGCTTTCATCTTTTCGACAATTCCATACTTGGTAGCCACCCACGAGTGGGAATCGCAATAATAAGTCCCGTCATCTTGTGGGACTATCCAGCTTACGCTTGTTAAATCATTGCTTTTCGACAAATCAATACCAAAAATAATTTTCTTACCGTGTATATCCGGCGTATCTACGATTGTCTTAGCCCACTCCTCGTGCGATATAAAGCTATCTTCGTTGCTTTGATACCACATATTAAATTGCTTCACCAACACGGGAACCAAGTCGTTTTGTTGTATGGCCATTTCAACATCGTTGCTTAGATTCTCGGCCATTAACTGCTTAACAGCTGGGACAGAAAACAACGGGTTAGCTTTGATCCAGCAATCTTTGTCGTTAACTTCTTCTCGGTCGTCTAACTCCCAAATAGCGATAAATTGTCGGTCGTTGGCTTGCTTGCCGTTTAGAATATCAGCCATCACTTGGTAGTCCTGAAACATTGCGGCTCGCAAATTAAAGCCTGACGTGCTGATAATACACAGGAGGCCGTTTTTTTGTTGTCCCATACCACTTTTAATCACGTTGTAAATATCGTGGTTACTTGCTTGGTGGTATTCGTCAATTATTGCCGTGGTAGGATTAAAGCCGTCAAGTGTCTCTGCTTTGCCGGCAACTGGCACGATAAAACTATCATCATCAAGTTTAGTTATCTGCTTCTTTTTTATGTCTAGCGTGCTTC